GATCTACTGGCCCTATGAAGGATATGATGGAACTTCTCCTTCTATCTGCATGGGTGTCTCCTTAGAGGGAGACATGGGTATTATGAAAAAGGGTGTTTATCTTTCAAAAGCCAGTTGGTATTCGTCAGGCATCCAGGATTTCTTTGAGTTGGATTATGGGACTAATCCTTTGACTGTATTTTTTACATCTGCAACTGGGTTTAATATGGGCAAGGGCACGATTACTTTTCCTGCGGCATCAACAACGGGAGCATTTAAAGCATTGTTAGGAGTCGGTAAATGACCGATCTTTGCACAATATCAGATTTTAAAGCGTGGCTCGGACTTGGTCTTACGAATAGTTGGGTCAAGAATACTGCTTATGCTTTAAATGAACAAATAGTTCCGGTAGTGGCAAACGGCTACTATTACAAGGCCACAACTGCTGGACAGTCAGGCGCGACAACCGAACCGACCTGGCCTAAGACTATCGGAACAACGGTGACGGATAACGCCGTTACCTGGACTTGCGCGGGCGTGACGGATGATCTTGTAATTGCTCGTTTAATCACGGCTGAATCACATGTTATTTATAAATTTCTTGATCGGCATGATCTACTTTCTGATACTTACGACGAAATTAGAAGCGGGAATGGCTACGGACACATGCAATTATTTATGCGCCATTGGCCGATAACGGCTGTTTCTGCTGTTACGATTAATGGCTTAACTATTCCGGCCAAAAGCGTGACTGCAAACTTCTTTTCAAGCGGATTTAAGTTTGATGATAAGTCAATTGTACTTATGGGATATGCGTTTGAAAAAGGCATTGATAATGTTGAAGTAGAATACACTGCCGGGTATGATTCAATTCCGGCTGATATTACCCAGGCCTGCATTGAACTCACGGCTTTGCGATATCGCGAAAGAACAAGGATAGGTGAGAATAGTAAATCATTGGCCGGTGAAGTAGTTAGCTTTAACACTAAGGCGATGACAGATTCAATCTTAGAATCTTTAAATCGTTATAGGAGAGTTATTCCCGTATGATCCAAATGGCAATAGTTGGCGATCCGAACCGCGTTCCTCAATATCTTTTGGATAGAATACCAAAGGCGATTGTCGGCATTGAAAAAGCCATGGCTCGCATAGTTTTAAAGCTTCAGGTGAAAATCCAAACTGAAAAACTTAGCGGACAGGTTTTAAATCAAAGGCATGGTGGCGGGGGATTAAAGCAGAGCATCCATTCAGACGTACAGACTGGCGGTTATAGCGTAATAGGCCGGGGGTTCACAAATAAGGAATATGCTGCAATCCATGAATTTGGATTTGATGGAGAAGAAACAGTCAGGGCGCATACCCGCCGAATAGCAGGTCAGCGCTTTGTTTTAAAAAGCGGCAAGTTTTCAAAGAAGAATTGGGCAGTTCCTAAAAGTCAGGGCGCGACTCAGGTACGGAGTTTTACCAGACACATGCACATGCCGGAGCGTTCTTTTATGCGGTCTGCTTTACGAGAGATGGGGCCGGAAGCTTATCAAGAACTCTATAATGAATTGGATAATGTTTTTAAATGATAACAAGAGAAACAGTTTATAAAGCTTTTTATGATTCCTTAGTTGCCCTCAAGGGAACGGCTGGAATTGTGCTTGTCAACCGGCGCTTGTTTCATTGGTCGGATGTTCCGGCCACTCAGCAGCCTGCGCTTTTTGTAGTACAAGGAGCAGAACAGGCAGTTCAAAAAAAAGGATTTCCGACCAAATGGTTATTAAACCCAAAAATTTGGGTCTATGTAAATACGAATGATGATCCGAATATCGGTATTCAAAGTATTTTAAATAGCGATGTCACACCGGCCACTCTTTTAAATCCTATCCTTGATTTAATTGAAAGCACCTTCCCTTGGATGGAAGATACAAGCGGTATGACTGCTTTAGGCGGTTTAGCTTCGCATTGTTGGATATCAGGAACGATTGAAACATTTGAGGGGCTATTAGGGCCGCAAGAAGTGGCAATAGTCCCTGTTGAAATTTTAACGGCATAATATAGGAGGTAGAAATATGGCATGGCAATATGAATTTGGAGCAGGTGTAATGAAAGCAGTACCCTCGCTTACTTTAGCTGGGACAGTAGTCGCAAATCCGACCCCTGTTAATTTCGGCGGGTTGCAGGATGTGGCCATTGATGTTCCTTTTAGTTTTAAAGAACTTTATGGGCAATACTCTTATCCTTTGGCAGTCGGGCGCGGTACTTCAAAGCCGACTATCAAAGCAAAAATGGCACGCATAAATTCAGCAGCGTTTAATCTGATTTTCGGCGAAACGTCGGTGACGGCTGCCACTGAGAGTAAAATGGCATTTAATGAAGCAGCAACAATCCCGACAAGCAGCACATATACGGTTACAGTTACGCATTCTTCTGGCTTCTCTGAGGATTTGGGTGTGATTTATGCCTCTGATATGTCGGAATTTACTTGTGGAACTTCTCTTGCCAAAGGTATTTATGAAGTTGCCACAACCGGGGTTTACACTTTTGATTCAAGCGATAAAAGTACAGCGATTCAGATTTCGTATGCGTACACGACTACTTCAGCAGCCGGTAAGATTATCACGGTCAGCAATCCCTTGATCGGACAAGCACCGTATTTTGAGACGCATTTCCGGCAATCGTTTGAAGGTAACGACTTTTATGTTCGTTTCAAAAAATGTGTAGCTGGCAAAATTTCTTTCGGAAGCAAACTGGAAGACTTCAATATTCCAGAAATTGATATCTCAATGATGGCCGATGCGTCTAACTATCTTTGCGATGTAAGCTGGACCCAAGGCTAAGAGAAAGGGGTTTTTAAATCATGGCTCCTAAGTTCGATGGAGTAACGGTTAAGGTCGGGGGCGTGGAGTATATCATCCCGCCCCTTAATTTAAAGCAGATCAAGAAGTTTCAACCTGAGCTTGAAAGTATAGCAAAAAAAACAGTGGTTGAACTTCTCGATTTTACTTCTCAGATTCTTTATTCAACTCTTTCCCGGAATTATCCTGAAATCACGCAAGATCAATGCGATGAAATGGTTGATGTTAAAAATGTAGGCACATGGATGCAGGCGATTACTGCTCAATCAGGATTACAGATTGCGGGGGGAGTTCTGGCGGGGAGCGACCAGACTGGGACGCAATCTACTCCCACTTAATAACCGTTACGGGTTGGACTTGGGATTATATTGATGAGTATATGACGCTTCCCCGCCTTTATGCTATGACTGAATACTGGGCGGAATGTCCGCCTGCCCATATAATTATGCGGTCATTTATTAAGGTAAAGTCTAAAAAGAGTAAAAGTAAAATAATAAAAGAAGAAATGACTAAAGAAAAATTTGAAGACATGAAAGCAGTTTTTGGTTCATTCGGGCGTCAAATCCCGATGGAGGAAATGCTGAAAAATGGCTGATGACAAGACATTAGAAGTAAAGATAACCGCTGATAGTACAGGCGTCAAGACCGGAGTTGAAACGGCTGCTAAAACTATGCAGGATGCTGTTTCAAAGATAAATACCAGTGTCACCGGCATGAACTCTAACGTCAAAGTTAAAATGGCTGAAACACAAAATATCTTTACCGATACTTTCGCAAAAATCAAGTCTGCTGCTGAACAGTTTGGCGCGGCCATTCTTGCCTATCTATCCTATGAAAGTTTAAAAGGTTCGGTAGAAGCTGCCATAAACTATAATGAAAGCATTTTAAACCTCTCCCGAACGATGGGGCTTACGACTGAAGAAAGTTCAAAGCTTTCTGCTGCCATTAAAATCATTGGCGGAAACACAGATGAATATATCCGCATGAATTTAAAACTGGGTATGACTTTAAAAATCCATGAATCACAATTAAATCAAATAGGAATAGTAACCCGCGATGTAAGCACAAACGCTTTACTTCCTCAGACTGAAATATTTAAAAATGCCTATGCTGCTATGATGCAATATAAAGAGGGTACAGATAGGGATCAAGCTGCTCTTGAGATATTTGGCAGGCGGGCTCAAGAAGTTTTTAAATATCAAAAAATGACAAATGAAGTCATGGAAGAAGCCACTAAAATAGCCGAGCAATATGGCCTTGTCATTGGTGATAAAGCAGCAGCACAGACAGAACAGTTCACCATAAAGCTAAATGAAACCAAACTGATTTTTGAGGCGATAAAGATCAAAATAGGTCAAGAGCTACTTCCTCTTATTCAGGAATTTTGCGGATGGATGGCTACCAATGGAAAGAGTTTGCTTGACAGTTTTAGGTTAGGAGTCGAACTTCTTATCACCGCCTTTGATGTTTTAAAAGTATTAGTCCAAGAAAATGCAACAATAATAATTTCTACCATAACCACTATGGTTGATAGTATTGTTGGAAGTACTAAAATAATTTGGGATGTTATGACCGGCCAATGGAAAGCCGCCTGGACTGACGCCAAGGCTACTTTTAATAATGTAAAAACAGACATCAAGACTGGCATGGATCAAATAGCAGAAAATGCTATAAAAGCCTATAATGATATCAAAAAAACCTGGTCAGTTTCACCAATAGCGCAACTTCCTTCAGGAAGTCCAATAAAAGGCGGGACAAAGGAATATGTAGCACCACTACCTAAAACAGCAGAAAAATCCCGCGTGTCTGAATGGATGAACGAACTTGACGACCAAAAGGCTGCTGAAAATAAATTCTTTGATGAATCAACGGAAGAGGAAAGAGCTTTCTGGCAGAAAAAACTTCTTCTTGTCAATATCAATATGACCGAAATCAGAGAGATCAAACGTAAGATTTATGCTCTTGATAAAAAAGATGCCAAGGATGCGCTTGAATGGGAGATAGCCAATCTTCGATTGCAACAAGAAGCTGAGGGTGTGAGCATTAAACAGCGCATTGATATCGAAGATCAAATCATTGCAGTTGTTAAATCCAAATATGGCGAGCAGAGCAGCCAATATCGGCATCTGATGGAAGAGCGCGAAAAGATGCTGACAGAAGAAAGCAAATTTGAAATTGAAATGGCCCAAAAGCAGTTCGAAGAAAAAATAAAGATTGCAGAGGGCGAGATTGAACAGAAACAGCATGACAATGATCAACTTGCAGACTTAGGCCAGATATCGGCTGAAAAACAAATTAAAATTTCCATCGATCTTGAAAATCAGCGCTATAAAATCGAACAAGATACTCTTGATGAAATAGCCGCTCTTTGGAAGCAATACCCTCTAAAATGGGAACAGATACAAACACAGATCCAAAAATCAACAGAGGCCCATAATAAAACCATTCAAAAAGAGGATGATTCGCTTGTTAAAGAAACTCAGAAAAAATGGCAGGGACTTTTATCGCCTATTACTCGCGCGATTAGTCAATCCGTAACCGGCATGATTCAGGGGACGCAGACTTTAGTGGGTGCCATTCAGAATCTTCTTCAGTCTATTTTGGCCTCGTTTGTGGATATGCTAGCTCAAATGCTTGAAAAATGGATTGTCAATCAGATCACCATGGCAATAATTGGGAAAACTACTCAATCAGCCGCAGCCGTAGCCTCAATTGGCACTAGCGCTGCTCAGGGAGCCGCAGGAGCAGCCGCATCTCAGGCATCCATACCAATCATCGGCCCGGAGCTGGCTATTGCAGCAGCGGCAGAGATGGACGCCTTTATTATGGCATTTGCAGCGCAGGCGACAGCGGCCCGCGGTTTTGATGTCCCTTCCGGCGTTAACCCGATTACCCAACTGCACGCCGAGGAAATGGTTTTACCGGCCTCACTTGCTAACGCGGTCAGGGGCATGGCATCTGGCCAAGGAAGGTCAGGGGCAGGGGGAACCATTAATATCTACGCTATGGACTCACAGGACGTCAAACGGTGGGCCAAAAGGAACGCTAACACGTTATGGGATGCTGCACACGGGCCAAGTCGAAATTTCAGGCCGTCAGGGGTTAAGTTATGAGCAACGATTTATTCCCAGCACTTTTAGGTGTGCAATGGGATATCAAAAAAACGCCCTTGTTTTCAACCCTGATTCAGCGGGTCGTGTCCGGCGGCGAATACCGGGCAGCAACCAGGATTTATCCTCTTTGGGAATTTGCTTTCACCTATGACCTTTTACGGGATGACCTTGTAACCAACGAGCTTCAAACTCTCATGGGATTCTATCTATCGCACCGGGGCGCTGCCAATTCGTTTTTATATTCTGATCCTGATGACAATATCGTTACCGGCCAAATGATAGGGATAGGAGATGCGGGCACGGCTGCTTTTCAGCTTATCCGCACCTATGGCGGGTTCGCAGAGCCGATCTATGATATAGCGACCCCGGGCCCAGTGGTTGATCCTGAGTTGATTTTAAATGGCGTTTTCAGCAGCGATACCTCTAACTGGACGGCTGTCGATTGCACCCTTGCGAGCATTAACGGCGGTCAAGCCGGAAAATGCCTAGAGCTTACCAAATCAGGCGGGACCATACAGGACGCCTACCAAAATATTACAACTGCAATCGGCCAGACCTACGAAGCCTCTGTCTATGTTCAAAGCGGATCAGCGGGTGCCGGAGCTTTTGAATTTCAAGCCTGGGATGCCACGGATGGATATCGAACTACTTCAGGAACCTCAAGCGCTTCCTGGGTTAAATACACCCTGACTTTCAAGGCCATAGAAACGACGACTAAAATACTGCTCGTCAAAAACAATATCGCAGCAGGTACAATGCTCTTTGACACGGTATCGGTTAAAAAGTTAAACCCTGCTTTCCTAAATGTTTATGTCAGCGGGATCTTGATTGATCCTCAATATTACACGGTCGGGATGTACGAGAGCGGGTTATTGACTTTTGCGGCTGGTCATATTCCGGCGCTATATGCTCCCATAACCGCTGATTTCTCTTTTTATTACAGAGTACGATTTGAGGAGTGGGCCGAGCAAACTTCAGACTCTTTCAATCAGTTTATGCACAAGCTTTGGAATTTAGGGCAACTTTCTTTTATAACGGCGAGATAATGAGAACAGCTTTAACTCCATTAATAAATCTATTAGCAACGTCAAAAGAGTTCTTCATGGTCGAGGTCTATACTTTAACCCTAATTGATGATACACCATATTATTATACTTCCATTGATGTTGATATCCCCTATAATGGAAACATCTTTTTATCAAGACAGTTACGTTTCAAAAGAAATAATCTAAAATTTTCCAAAGGGATTGAAGTCGTTGAACTTGAACTTGAAATATATCCTTCGCCTTATGGGGATGTGTTGATCGGCGGAATCCCTTTTAAATCTGCTTGCCGAACAGGAATCCTTGACGGAGCGACTATAAAACTTGAACGACTTTTCTATAATAGTTTTGACTATTTTATTTTAAATCAAACTCCTACTCCGGTTGGGGCCTTGACTTGGTTTTTAGGTAACGTGTCCGATATTGACCCTATCGGAAGAAGTAAAGTAGGAATGAAAGTCAAAAGTAATACTGAACGCTTTAACGTACCCTGGCCCCGGAATCTTTATGAACCTTCTTGCCCGCGTCAGCTTTATAGCGCTGAATGCGGAGTTATAAGGGATGATTCTAAGGTTTCCGGTATCATAGCAGCAGGAAGCACAAATCTGATTTTGCTTACAGATTTAACACAGAATGATATTTATTTTTCTTTGGGGACTATGACTTTTACCGGAAGTGGAGCAAATTCAGGGGTTCGTAAAACGATCAAGACTTCTTTAACTGCAGGCGGTGAACTCGATCTAGTTTATCCTTGTACCTATGTCCCGGCCGCCGGAGACACTTTTGATATCTGGCCTGGTTGCGATAAGCTTATGCAAACTTGCATAGACAAATTTAATAAAAAGACTAATTTCAGAGGTTTTCCTTATGTTCCCGTACCAGAAACAATTGCTTAAAGAGGAAGTAGAAACAAGAGAAAAAATAGTTGCGGAAGCAAAGACCTGGCTTAAAACTCCTTGGCATCACGAAGCCCGCGTCAAGGGTGCAGGTGTAGATTGCGGAATGATCCTGCTTGAAATATTTGAGAAAGTAAATCTAATTCCTCATATTTCGCCTGCACATTACTCTATTGATTTTATGATGAATAGAGAAGAAGAGTGGTACGAAAAATTAATCCTGGACTATGCCTTTGAGATTTTCAGGAATCCATTGCCTGGTGATATCATTTTATATCGGCATGGGAGGTCATTCAGTCATGGAG